AAATTAGATTCAGGATCTTTAACTTCTAATCCAACTATAGGTATAGATAAAACAGGTTCTAATAATTATATAATAATTGGTCAAGCAAGTGCAATCCCTGTAGTTGATGATTTTATAGCTTATAATCAAGTGTCGTCTAGTAACATTAAAACTACATCATTTGCTACAATACCAATGACTACGTTACCATTAGTTAAAACTTATATAGACACTGGTGATGCTGATACATTAACAAATGCAACTGATACTTTTACAACTACAGCTAAAATAATAAATGTAGTTACTTTAACTAGTGCTGAATATGCAGCGATAGTAACTAAAGATGTTAATACATTATATATTTTAGAATCTTCAGGTGGATCTAATGTTACAGTAACACTTTCTACCACTAATTCTATAACAGGTGGAACAGCAGGTGTAGAATATACTTTAACAGGTAATGTAAATGGTGATACTTTTATAGGTATTCAAGGAGAACCTTATTCATTTACTACTATTATAACTCCAGCTGCTGGATATTATTTTAGTACACCACCAACAGGTATGACAGTAAGTGGTACCGTTCCTGCGGTATCTGCAAATGCTAATCAAACATTAACAGGTGTTATAGCTGCCGTACCATCACCAACAGTAACAGCTACATTGTTAGTAGTAACTAATATTCAAGGCGGACCATCAGATGGTTCAGGCTTTACTTTAGGTGGTAGTTTAACTGGAGCTACACAAGTAGGCACAGCACCATTAACAGTTAGTTCATTTACAACAACATGTGTGGCTGCTGCAGGATATACATTTAGTGTAGGACCAGCAATAACAAATGCATCTGGCACAATAAACGGATCACAAACAGTAGTAACAACAATAACAGGTACACTACAATTAACATAGAAAAATAAAAAAATGGCAATAATTTATAGTTATCCATCAGAGACAAATCCACAAGCTACTGATTTATTAATTGGTACCTCAACCGTTGTTACTAATGGAGTAAAAGAAAACGTAACTAGAAGTTACTCTATACAAACATTAACAGATTATATAATATCTTTGGGTGGTACTGGTGTTACTTCCATAACTTTTAGCGCACCACTCACCGGTGGTACTATAACAAAAACAGGTACGGTTAGTATACCGGCAGCAAATAATACTACTGATGGCTATTTAACTTCAGCTGACTGGACTACATTTAATAGTAAATTAGGTGGAGCTACAGGTGTACAAGATGCGATTACAATGTGGACATCCACATCATCTATTGGTAGTTCGTCTCTTTCACAACCATCTGGTGGTACAACAATAACATCTGCAAAAACATTTGCACCGTCTGCTGATGCAACTTATGATTTAGGTGTAACTGGTACCGCTAGATGGAGAAATTTATTTTTATCTGGCACTGCAACAGCAACCGATGTAACTACAACAAATATAACTTTAACGGGTACTTTGTCTGCTAATGGTAGTACAGGTACTTCAGGCTATATACTACAATCACAAGGAGCAGGTGCTGTTCAGTGGGTTGATATATCAAGTGCTTATGATAAGTATGATTTAAATGCTACAACCAATGGTTCAGATGTAGATATGAATTTAACTTCTACATCAGGAACTGATAACTCTGTTGTAAAACTTACAGCTGGAACTAATATAACTTTAACTAGAAATACAGGTGCTCAAGTAACTATTGATTCTACTGATCAATATCAAGGTACTGTAAGTACTGTTAGTTCTACTAATACAAATATTTTAACAGTTGCTAATCCTACATCTACGCCAGCGCTAACACCAGTTATGGGTAGTGTAGCTGTAGCTGATACAGGTCTTGTTACAGGAGGTGATGTAAATACTGCAATACAAGCAGCACTA